TTGCTGGTCCTACTACAGACACATATCAGCAAATGTTTGATGATGCTATAGCTATAATGCGTGGAGAAGATGGTGCATATTACTCACGTGATGTGGGTCCTTATTCTTTCCAAAAGAAAGGTGGATCTAAATTATCAGCGAAAGTAGCTAAGATGCTTGGATTTACAGGTAGTACAATGGATCCTGCTAATGGTATTCAGAAATTCTACCAAGCTATGGCTATGGTTAAACGATAAGAAGTGGCAACTTCATCCTTTAAAAAAGAAAAAAAAAGGGGAGACTAAATCTCCCCTTCTTCATCTCTTAATGTGTTAAACTGTAAATACTTTTCTAGATCTGGTGGAAAATACTTTGGTCCTTTAAGGATTTTTCCATCTTCACGTAGTATAGGTTTACCATCTTCACCTAGTTTACTCATGTTGCTTGATTGTATCTCATCAAAGATATCTTCTATAATATGTTGTAAACCATGTTTTAGTATGGTGCCGCAGAGAATATACATTTGATCACCTAATGCGTCTGCTATAGCTACAATATCATTGGTATTACATGCTTGTAGATATTCTAGATTTTCTTCTTCCATTAGTCTGTGACGTAACATATACTCATCTTTACTGATGTGCTGAGGCCACGAAGCAATCTTTTGATTGAAAGCTTCGTGGAACTTAGCAACTGCATTAAGTTGTTTTTTCATTATAGTATAGAATTTACATAATTGACTGGTACAGTAACTTCTTGTCCATCATTGGTTACAATAGAATAGTTATCATCTTCCAAATATACTTCAATGTCTACACTATAACCAAAGATGTTTTCTACTTCTAACTTTAATTTGTTTATTATAGCAGAGTCTGTTACAATAGTAGAGTCAGTAGGATGCAGATTTTCATATGCTTCTTTTACTTCTTCTTTTTCTTCTTCAGTAAATTCATCCATAAATGTTTCTGGTTCTACAATTGGTGCTTCAAATGTTACACCTACAGGATCTGTGTATTGAACTAAATCCTCTTCAATTGTTGTAGATACTTCTTCTTCAGTCTCTATTTCTTCAATTACATCTAGTAGATCAATCTGAGCAGGATCTACTGTTACTTCAGGTGCTGTAACTAAAGCATCCATAATAGCTGGTGGTGCAGTAAATGATACTGTGTCAGCTTTCATAAGATAATTCATCTTAAGATAGTTGTGGACAAACCCTTGTTGAAGAAGCCACATTTTTGGATGTGAAGACTTAAGTACTGTAAGGATGTGACAATATACAGTCCACAAGCTATCAGAGTCTGTAGAATAAACATACGATGGTTTAAGATACTCCTTCTTGATACCACTAAGCTGCTCGATAGATATCATATCAAAGTTGATATACAAGTTACCTAGTATCTTTGATACTTCAGAACGATTAACTTTAATATGTTCCATCTTACGTTTAGCATCTAGTACAGATTGATAATATAATTCTGCATTTGCAATTTTCTCTGCTATTGTTTCTTGTGCTAGCGTATCTGCGTCACCTGTATGTTTACGAATGAAAGTATTACCTTCTTTCTCAATAACAAAGGAATTATTTTCCCATACGTAACCACCTACTGCACACTGAAACTTAGTTGACTTATCATAAGAATTAGTCCAGTTGAATGACATTAGAATGTTTGGATCTTCTGATCTCTTAATAATATAACTACCACATGCAACCTCTAGGTTATTATTAGCACGATATTCTTCGGCTATTACTTCAAATCCTGCTTTTGTAAGCTCTCTTTTTATTTCATCAATAATAAATCCATGCGAAATAACTGTATAAGTTTCAGTTTTTGCTGGTACTGGAACTGCTTTCAGCTCCACTTCTTGTACTACTTTAGTTGTTTTTGACATAACTGTTTAATTAAATAAAGTTAATTGTGTTTCAAATAGATAAGGAACTATATTCATCAATTCCTTACGTATACTTTCTAGATAATATTGATAATTAATCTCATATTCTTCCCATAGGAGATCTTCTCTTTTGTTTAAGATATCTTGTAACCATCGTCCTGATTCTAATTGAATCTCTCTTTTATCAGATTTATTTGTCTTTATTATCTTACATCCATTATTTGAGATATAATATCTCAGGGTCTTTTGCAATTTTTCTTTAATTGCTTGACCTTCTACAACATCATGTTTAATAAACTCCCAGTTACCTTTGATCTTTACACCACCACAATAATCATATATGTTATCTTGATTGGCTTGAAGATATTCATCTGGGGTTATACCATTTAAGAAATAATGATATAGAGCTTTACGCACTATTAAAAAACTTTTGTTTTTATGTAGAGCAAGATCTTCAAACTCAAATCTACCTTTACATTTAACAGGAGCATGATAAAACTTATCTCCTTCTACTTTAAGCATTCTATGAGGGTTAAGCTTAAGTTTATTATACTCTTCTTCTGTTATTTCTTTATACTTATGTTGAGCAATATAATTATTTACATCAGCAAGAATAAGTTTTTCATATTCGTCATGCTCTAATTCTAAAGAAGTGATGTGTTCCCATTCTGCACAGATCTCCATATACTTGCTCTTGTACTCAGCAGGAATCATCATCTCTAGACCATCTGTATTCTGCATCAGAGGAATAGCACCTGGAATACCTTCAGCTAGCATTTCATATAGCATGGTAAGAGATAGCTGACCATTAATAGTAACACGCATAGTAAGCTCTGGATCATATAAGAAGCTGTCCTTCTCATTACTCAAGCCATAAGTTGCATTGAGGATAATCTTATAGACATAGTTCTTAGGATCCTTCTTAGGTATCTTACGTCTCTCATCAAAGAACCACTCATACTGCTCGCAGAATTCTTGCTTTGGAAGATGTGCTGGTGCCCACCCATTTCTAATAACTAGATTAGGATAGAAACTAGTAACGTCTGACGTCATTATAATCATACCATCTTTAGCTTCATAGATACCTGATTTGCGTGCACCATGTAAACCACCAAGTGCATAGTCAGTATGTACACCACGATACTTAACAGTGTGCTTGAATGAACCTTTTGTGTTTTCAGGATATACTATTAGGCGTTTAAATGCTTCATGTAGTTGTTGGAACTCAGGACGCTTGAAGGATATGTATGATAGTAAAATATCCTTGACGACTATTTGTTCACGTATGGTACGCATTTGTTTAAGCTCATACTTTTTGATACCAGTTTTCTCACTAAGGAACATTAAGAATAGCTCTTTGCTGATCTTAGTTTCTGAAGCGCTATATAGATCTATGCCATATTCTTGAGATAAACTCTTACGTAGCTTTATTTGCTCTGTACAGCGATTCATTATTTCTTTAGTACTCCTTACGTCATTTATACAATACTCTATAATCATTGATTGTTCTTTTACAGAAGATAACTTGTGTGTATGTTCTAACGGCATATCTACTATATTATCCCAATCCATATTATATTGTATCCACTTAAGGCTGCTTCTCTTAGCTTTATTATCCCAATGATTTAATCTAAATACATCTATCTGTTTTATAAAAAGATCTTTTGGACTATACTCTAAGAACTCACCTTCATCTTTTCTCCTAATAGTATCCTGGGCTACTTGATAGATATTTGAAGTAATATATTCACTACTTTCATATGCTAGCTTTCTTGCATTAAGTAAGATATACTGTGTTATTTGACTATCGAAGTTTAAACCATTATAACTTATATGCCATTGATTATATTTAAGATTATCCCTTAGAAATTCTAGAAGAGAAACTATATCGTTAGCATATGGGCTAACTACAAATACTCTTGTATCTTCTTGCTTATAATCTTCAAATACGGCTACAAAACAATCTGCCATTGTTTCATAGTCCATTACCCAGTGCGTCTTCATAAATTAATCTTTAGGAACTATATGACCTGCTGCAGCCATAATATTGATAAACTCATCTAGTGTTTTTTTGCCAACACCATACCAGTTACTAAACCCATATTGGTTTATTCCTGTAAAGAATTCTAATGTTAAAGGTTTATCTATATCTTGAACTAGCACATAACTCTTGTAATATTGGTAAAGAAAAGACATTAGCTTAGAACTAATTAATCCTTCTTGGTATAAATCATAAAGTTCGCTAGATAGACTTACATTAAAGCTTTTTATTTTATCTAGTTTAAAGAGCTCCTGCTCTTTTTTATATTGTTCTACAATAGCTAGAGCATTCTTGTATTTTCTTTCTGTTATCATGTCTTAGTTCAGTTAAGCTGTTCCCCCGTTTTATTAGACAAAAATAGAGGGAGCCTTAACTCCCTCTACCAACTTTAGCACTACTTATTACTTAATCTCAGCACCTGTTGCATCTACTAGAGATGGTGTTTCAGGTACATAAAGATCAGTCTCCTTCTTACGAGCTCCTTCAATAAATTGCATATAATTAAACGCATCTGCATTTATTGCGAAACGATTAATAAAATCTACAATCTCTTCTTCTTCAATTACATAATACTCTTGAAAAGTTTCAATGGTACGTCTTTCTTCTTTATATGGTTTACCATTTTCTCTCTTTCCAAGTTTCATGTACTGCATGTCACCATTGTCATCTAACTTAGGTACATTGTGAAATACTTGTTTCTTTACTTTACTAATAACTGCAAGTAGACCAGTGTTGGTATCGTACATTGCTTCTACATAGGGACAATCTTCTGCAATTGGGATAAGCTTAAAACTTTTTGCCTCACCCCAATAATTACTCAAGGCAATCATGTTCTTGCCGTAGTTTTCTAATTTCATAATAAATGATTATTGTTTTAACAAATGTATGGAATTATCTGATATTTCCAATAGTATAGGTTTGCTTATTAACGTTTCATTATCTAGATTAGGTGGACTGCATAATTCGCCAACCTCTACTAATAAATCAACATCGCATTGTAATAGTTCTGAATACTGATAAAAATGTTTCTCAGGATACAAATAACTATCTATGTACGCTGCGTGATACGGGTTACCTGAATAAAAATTAATTATCTTAAACTTAAATTCACTTGAAAGATTAGAGTATGCTCCCCTTACTACTTTGTAAAAGTCTCTACTATATTCTGTAAAGTCAAATACATATGCTACCATGTTATCTGGTAATAAGAAGTAGTCATAGAATAATGCATTAGTTAATAAGTATCTTTCTTCAAACTTTTTGAACTCCGCATCTTTTCTATTGTGGTATATACAAATTAGTTTATTATCTCCTAATTCATATAAGTCTTCCCATCTTAGAAAAGTTTCAACAGGAACAATACTCGATCCTTGTTTTATTTTTAGTAAAGGATACAGAAACATTTTACTTTTCTGATAATAGGCTTTATATACATTATTAATATCCATAGTTAAAGTGTTTATAATAAAACTTCCTGCGCTACGAATTCAAAAGGTAATGTATAATCTCGATTATCATAATGATATTTAGCTTCTAATAGTAATTTTGTAGTATCTGTTTTCCATTTACTCATTGTATCATCAGATACTCTAAATGGATATACTTGATTATACTTATCAATTACTATAAAATTAAATTCTATGGTCCAAGATTTATCAATTACGTCTTTTAAAAAGTGCGCAACTAATCTAACATAGACTCCTGCTTGCAGCCAATACTTCCAATAATCTATAGATTCAGGAAATTCTCTTAAAGATTTAGCTGATGTTTTTAAATCATTGATAATTACTTTACGTGCAGTAACATCTACGACTAGATTATCGACTATACCTTTAAGTCCAAATTGAAATGGTATTCTAGTATCTATATCTTCTATAGGTGCATTCAGTTCTATTTCGTTGTATATTCCTAGAACATCACTAGCAACTCTGTCGAGTCCTAAGAGTGATACAACTTTTTTATCTGCCTTGATATTTTCAGCAGCCTTGGTGCACTTATCTAATGTAGCTTGGTCTATTATATCTCTTGTACCTTTCTTTTTTAGGAAATCATAATATTTAATAGATTGATCTGTAAGTATTTTTTCTAATCGTTTCTGATCCCCTGTTTTTTGAACTCCATCTTTATCTGGTTTCTTATCGTCAACTAGGTTTTGATGTAATGGGTATTCCCGCATTGCTGCAAGGATTACTTCTTTATGGTCTTCTAGACCTAATGTACTATCTGTAGTTACAGCATGTACAATATCTACAATGTCTTTTACACTTGCTGTAGGAAGATTGTCTGCGGCAAGAATAAATTTATCATCAAACTGCGCACTGTCAAGAATAAGATAATGTATAAGCTTACCTTCAATAAGATGAGCATCGTTTCTTATTTCTTTTTCTTTAAGAACATATTCTTTATAGAATATAGACGGTGCGTATAGCAATCTGTTTAAACTGCTATAGCTAAAATTGAAGGGAGAACTATAAAATTCTCCCTCCATATGTAACCTTTTATCTGCTTCCATTATCGTATTCGATATCACTATTAGGTATTAACATTGAATTGCAAAATTTGCCTATGTATTGATTATGAGTATCTGCATAATATTGAAGAATCTTAGTCATAGATTCCTCACTTAATTTGCCATAGTCTTTCATTAGTCCTGCAATATAATCTACATCTGAATTTCTAATATTTGATGTCATACGTCTTAAATCTAATCCATAGAATTGTAAAAAGTTTTGAAAATTTCTATGACCTGATTCTCTAAGCTGTGATATTGCCTGTAAATTCTTTGTAAGCAACATATAATTATTTAGAATACTTTCTTCATAATTAGAATTTGCCATCATTTCCATTGCAAGAACTATGTTATCATCATGACGACTGTCAAACATAGCTTGAAGCTCATCCATCTTATCATCAGTAATGATAATGGAGTCTTCATAAATATAGTTTAGTAAATCAGATTGCTGTCTTAATTTGGAAAGTAGACTTGGATTTTTCAAAGATAAATAATTTACTGTTTGAAATCCATACCCTAACCACAAATATTTTCCAAATTTAATTTTAACAGCTTCAACAAAAGATTCTTTATCTTCAGTTGAAATTAGCACAGACATTGTATCCATGCATTTCATAACCTCATTATAAAAAATATTATACTCTTCAGTCTTGCTAGATGTAGCTGTTAACAATGAACTACCACGGTCTATTAGCTTATGAAAAGATAAATACTGTACTTCTTGGTTACTTAATGTAGCAGCAGATCTATTATTAGATAATGAGTTTATAATTATATAATCTGCTTTTTCTGAAGATCTAATAAAGGATATACCTAATGCTTCAGCTTTCATTTTAAGTTTAAATCTAGGAATTGAAACGTCAGGTAAACAATATATCTGATCTCCCACATTTAATTTATATTCTCTATTAGATGCTGTACTGAACGCATCTTTATGTTCAACAAGATATTTTACTTCTTTTGATAATAGCCATGGACTTGACTCATCAAATTTTAACATCAATACTGGTTTAATCATATTACTTCATTATTAGTTCATTTACTTCAGGTATAAATGTTAGTTTTTGAAATTTAGCTTTATTACCTGTAAACAATTTACGAGCAATTACATACTTTAAATCATTACTAAATAGATCATCTGTAATAATTAATTGTTTAATTCGCTCTATTACTTTAGCATCAATAGAATTACTCTCCGCATAGTATAGTGCATAGTTTGTTAGACGACTAGTTAACATGCTTGCAATGTCTGCTCTATATCCACTTGAATCATATACAATATCACGCAACTCTTCTACAACAGTGTCATGCGCACCTTCTAGTAGCATTCGTTTAGGTGTAATTAATTTATCTAACTTATTAGCAATAAATTGAGTAAACAAAGTACCTACTTCAACTCCAACTGAACCTTCACCTATTTGCTGTATTAACCCTAGTTTAGTTTCGTAATTATCGATAACATCTAAACAATTAAAGAAGTTTGTAATAGATCTAGCATTTACTTTATCATTAACTACTTCTGGATGCATAAGCATGAAGTTGATACATCTACCATCAATTTCATTTGCCTCTGCCCATTCTGCCCATCTTTCTACACTGTATTTAATTTCAACACTAACAAATCTAGTTCGTTGCGCATTATCAATACTATTTACTAAATACTTCCCATCATCTGGGTTTGCAGTTAACATGATGTGCCAGTTCTTTGGTAACTTCCATGATATATATTCTTGCCTATCTACTAGTTCCATTACGGCTTGAATGAATCTAATATCTGCTCTATTCCAGTCATCTAATAATAAGATACCACCTCCTACTTTATCTGCAATCCATTCAGGTGGACAATAAGACATACGTTTTTCTCCGCTGAATTTATATTCTTGTTTAATATATTCTTCTACTGCAGTTTCGTCTACCCATTTCTGAATCTTAATTCCTGATGGACCTTCTTTAAATAATTTAAATTGTCGAATTGGAAATCCTACTAAATCACCTAACTCTTCTATCTGAGCTAAGTTTAGTTTTACAAAGTTTAATTTTTGTTCTTGTGCAAGTTGAATAACAGCGCTGGTTTTACCCATACCTGATTCACCTATAATTTCTACAGCAATAGGGTTTTTACCCTTTTCTTGAATGTGCTGATTGTTTTTAATAATGTGTTCTAAAAACTCTTTTAACTCTTTACTTTCTAATCTAACGTTTGCCATCTTCTTTATTTTTTAATGATGTTTCTTTTGTATATAAATCTATTCTTGCAGGTATTACTACATTAACATTGCACTTAGTACAACATTTATCTTTCTCTGAATTAACTTTAATAGGCCATGGATTATGTCCATATGGTCCATCTACTTGATTACCACATATTATACATTTCATATATCTAACTTTATTATTTCTCCTGGCAGCTCATGATTCAATTCACTACAACTACTAACTACCCAAAGTATTTTGCCTTTAGCATTTACAGGAGCTGGTGCTTCACCATCTGTAAAATAAATAAGACAACTTAATTTATTGTAGTGTTCATTATAATAATCTATTACTGGTTGAAAGCTTGTACCACCTCTTCCATGAATCTCATAGTCTTCATTAGGATTATATTTACCGACGTGAGATATAGCAGTATCACATTGAACAATAGTAATTTCACTTCCAGTTTTTTGTATATGATATATCTCATTTAAAAACTCTACAAGTTCTTTTTTACTTACAGATCCTGAAGTATCTATACCGACTAGTATATGTTTTTGCTGTTTAATTTTAATTCCAGGATTATCTTCATATCGTTTGCTTAACTTCCGTCTAGATTTTTTAGTGTACACTTTAGTAGATCTACCTGTAAATCTTCTAACATGACCTTTCCAATCAAACTTAGGCGGCAAAATATTATTAAGAACTTTAATGATATCTTTAATTTCACCTGGTACTGTACCCCTAGACTTCTCTACTTGCTCAGCTACTTCTTTTATTATACCTGGTGTTTGTTCACGTATAACTTTTTGAGTACCTTCATCAAGCTTATCTATATCCTGCCAGTCATGATTGGTTAAAGTAATAGTTGAACCATCAGGTAACTCTACACTATTTTCGCCATTATCAATTGCTAGTTGAATGAGAGATTTAATTTCATTCTGCAATTCATGGAGCTTATCGTAATAGTATTTAGTTCCCTTCTTTTCTTCTAAGCTTAACTCAGGAAATGAGCTTGGTAATAAGCCACCTTCTGGTAGCCACGAGCTATCGATATACTGATTAATCTCAATATCCATAGCCATGTTTGCAATCTTATGATCTACTAGATGTTTAAAATCTGTTAGATGAAAGAATGCTATATGCAATAACTCATGTTTTAATAAACCCTTTCTTTGGTTATTATCTAATTGTGCCCAAAATTCAGGATTAATCTTTAAACTAAAGTTGATTCCAGTAACAGATACACAAGCAGTTCCTATAGATTTATCCCATGTTTTATTCATAGCTGAAAGAAACATACCATAGAATGGTTCAGTAAACATGAGGTCTTTAGTAACTCTTGCTAGTGACTCATCATTATTCATCTTCTAACTCTACATTTGCAGCAATTTCAAATTGATCACCTATTAATCTTAATTTTTCACCTAGCATTTTTGCTAGATTCTTTAGAGCCTCTGGCTCCAGGCTATCAAGCCATTTATCTTTTGTTTCTTCTTGACAATCTTCAAAGCATGTAGGCTGTCTTGTTTCCTCATCTTCAAACTTATCAAAGATGTATATACCACTTAGATTTCTTCTTCTCATTTGTCCATGTTGTTTTCCATCAAATGTATGATTTCCTGTTTAGCATCAGTCCAGCCTTGCTTATAATAAGCATCAGCTATATCAATCACATGATTAAATATTTCATCTTTTAATTCATCTGTTAAAGTTTGAAGATCTAAATCTTTCAACCATGATTTTAAATCATCTACATCTTCCATTACTTTTTTTTCTTTAATAGTTCATCTGATTTTATCTTCCATAAATTAACTAAAGCTGTTTGCAAATGATTATGTGTTTTAGTAGCATAACCTTCATCGCTGTTGTTAATATGAAAGCTCGTTTCAATTACTGCTAGACCACGAAGGATTAATCCCTCAGCATCTTTTACAAGAGCTTTTACTTTTTCTTCATCTGTCATGATTACTTCGTTTTATAGAATTTACCTAATATGTTTGAGTTGAGATATAAAGGATTATCGAGTACATCATGTACGAAGAGATGCTTAGCCTCCTGATACGTAAGCTCAGTGTTGCTATAGCATATCATTAGTATCTCGCGTTTGATTTTGATCCCTGCTTTGTTAGCAGCTTTCAATATATCGTTACTACTGTAATACTTATGATAATCTAATTTAGATACTTGCTTGTACTTCTTTAGACGTTTATCCTCCAGTGCTAGCATAGCCCGCTTCCCTAGCTTCACCTTACGGTTTGCATAGAAGTTCTTCTTACCTATATACATAACAGCTCTGTCATTTATAATAGCTGTCATTTGGTAGACAAACCCTACTGCTCCTTCAGGTATCATCTCATCGGTGAACTCAACACCTTTATATATCCAACTCATTACACTAATTGTTTAATTGTATTGTATATTACAATCTTTACATTCATGATTCCATAATCTCTTACAGAATCTGATACGTCCTTAGACATTTGCAAATGCACATAATCTATTCCATACTCTTCTTTATATTTATGCATTGACTTTATACCAGCTATGTCATCATCTAGAATGGTAAATATTTTGGTGTACTTACTTAATAATTCTTGCATAACATCATCAGGTAACATAGTATTCTCACTATCGGGTGCAATGACATCAACGTTATTAAATTTCATAGCGACTATAGTCATTGCATCCTTTAGTGAACTGCATATCATAAGGTATTTCTTATCTTTCAATTGGTCAAAGCCTTGAATATAATTAGCCACTTTTATAAACTTCTTACTACTTAATCCAGGTTGATAGATTTTAGATAGCATTCCGTCTTTAGTAAAGTAACCATATATTCCATGTCGAGCAATTTGTATTGTCTCTTCATTACCTAGACTATCCATACGTTTCATTGTATAACACTCTAATGGCATTACATTATATTCATCTAGAATATCAGAGTTAATTCCAAACTTAGTCCAATACTTTGCATCTGCATTATTCCATGTTCTAATTTTATGGCTTGCAACTTTGTATTTGTTATGTGCTGTTATTTTAGGTGCATATTCTATTTCTATGTTTTCATCATTAATATAATTCTCATAGTCAGCCTTGATTTTTAAGGCCGCATCTTTATATTCTAAACTAAATAGATCTGCTACTAATGCCACACCATTACCACCTTTACCACTAGAAAAATCTTTATACATATATTCTCCTTTAGTGCCAACATATATGCACATAGATGGAGTTTTTTCTGTTTTAAATATGGATAAAATCTTAAGTGATTGCCCTACAAGTTTCTCAGGTAAAGTAAGATAGCTTTCAAATATCCATTGAGAGGGAACATCTTCTACAAAGAACACATACTTTCTTGCTGTCATATGTGATAAGAATAAAAAAGGGGAGTGTTACCTCCCCTCTTATAGGTTAGTAAGATTTATAGGTCAAAGTCTGAAAGATCAATTTCAACTTCTGGTTTTTCTACATCTAGATTTACATCTGCTGTATCAAACTTCTTTTGTTCTGTAATGTTTGCTTTCTTAAAATGACGTAGTTCATCATATTTAACAATACGTTTCTTAGCATTAAGTAAACCTTTGTAAGGATTGTACCATACGTCATTTATAAATTCACTCTTAACAAAATATAAAGTCTTCTTTACAGTACCATCTTTAGAAACATATTCTTCACCACCAATACATACATCTAGATATATTCCTTCTGCAGGTTTCTCTTCATTGAATTTCTCAATCCAATCTTCAATGGTAGGTAAGTTGTTATTATATTTCTTAAACCAATCTACAATTCCTAGCTCCATGCATAGGCTCAATAAGTCTTTTAAGATTTTAGCGTCTCGCTTTTCTTCTGTATTTGTTTTGGTATTAAATCCGTCTTTGTAAGCATAAGAGCTATACTTAACATTGCCTACTAAACCTTCGTGTTTAGGACCTTCAGGATCATTCTGATCAATTGGATAACCTTCAAATTCAGGTGAAGGTTTTACAGTCTCCATTTTTAGTATAAAAAATAATGCATTCTCTTCAGGCTTATAATAATCTCTAGCCCATAGTTCTAACTTATTAATTTTGGCTTTGTAGTTGCCTGGGTTTATTCCTTTATAAACACCACTTGTTCCATTTCCACTTGGAATTTCAATACCTAATCCCATTTTTTAACTGTTTAAATTAATCAATATATACTTTACTCCAATGAGCAGTGAACTGCCCATCATTCATTTCTGAAACTACTAATTCTTGATTTCTTAAATGAACAGGTCTTGCACCACATGCTACTTCATCTTTAGTTTTAAAAGATAATATGTTTTGATTATCCTTACGATATAGATATCCGATAGCATCAGACTGCGAAGATATAATTCTTTTTATTTTACCTGTTAAATCTAAGTCCATAGAATTTACTTCTACACCTTTTGTTTCAATCATTGCATCTTTAACGTGCCCTAGTAAGATAATTCTTGGAGCATATGTTTTTATTTCTTCAATGATTGATATTATAGCTTCGCGTAAATACCCATAACCTTGACCATTAGGTAAGTTAAGAATAGATCCGTACTGTAACTTTGCAGAAGTAGGATCAATAGAATCATCAGGTAAACGTTTAATCCACGTAGGTTTACCCATTGGTGTTTTCATATAAAGCTTCTCAGCTTCTATGATGCACATAGTTTCTAATGCAGTGATTGTATCTACTGCAATGTAATCATAAGGTCTATCTGCAGCAATAATTGCTTTACCTATTTCTCTTATTTCTTTTACACTATTAGCTTTTACTTTAAGAGCGTCTACATAATCTGTCCCAGATTCTAAATCTAAAATCAAACAATTAGGTAATTCAGCTAACAAACTTGTCTTACCTACTTTTGGTTTTGAAAATATAATTAGATTCTTAGGACTCTTAGTAGCTGCACTAACTTTTACAGTTGGCAATACAATTGACATAACTAAGATTTTATAATATCATTTAACCATTGTTTTTTACTTACAGGTTTCTTCAATAAGATAGCGGCAAGATCTCTAATAGTAATCTGTTCTAATGGTAGATCTTGATCAGGATTTGGAATCTCCTCATCTATATTAAAATCTACAGCTAACTTTGAAGTACCTGTCATTGTAGCAATATACTCCTCATCGACAAGTTCTAACTCGTCTACAGGAATAATATATCTTACATTTCCTGTCTCAGGATGTGGGGAAGAAGTACGATATTCAGTTTCATAGTATGGATTCCATTTCCATTTCCATAATCTATTTTGTGAATCTTCTGATTCATAGCTCTTGCTAACGAAGTGCGTATAAATATCTTTACCTTTTACAAAATCTTGTTCAAAGAAAGATACTACTTGCTCCTTTTCACCCATAGGTATATAACAAATCCTTGGTATAAATAAAGGATTGTCAATTCCTAGTCGCTCAAAAGATTTCTTGTGCAATGCTTTAAGATCCTCGATCTTTTCTTTTGCTGATTTCTCTTTTACCATTTTACTTTATTTAATTTACTTACTCTTTTTTGCTGAAGATTGACGAGGTGGTGCTTCCATCTCTTCAATTTCCATTGTCTTATACATTGATCTAAAAAAACTCATCTTGGTATTACCATTCCTACACTTTAAAAAATGAAAAACTAAAACTGAATCATCAGCTATTATAAATCTATCAGGACCATAGACCTTTATGTTTTTCATAGCAGGTCTATTAATACCTATTACTAAATCAGCATGTTGCATAAGAGCATCTGCGCCAAAGATATCTGTCTCTAGAATATAATTTCCATATTGACCTTCAATGTTTCTCTCTGGAGATTCTACTTGTCTACCTAACTGAGATAGTATAATAAATATAATAGGATATTCTCTCTTTAACTTGGTACATATTTCACCTAACTGATACAGCATTTCTTGTTTGTTTAAACCCTTCAATAAAATACTGTGGTCTAAAGTAATTACTGTGTTGCAATATATTTTTTCTCCATGCTCGTTACTAATAGCATGGTCTTCCATGTATTGGTGAATAGTTGCTTCAAATTGGTCAATGTTTGGTGGCATCTCTACCTCATGGATAGGATACTTACTTGCTTCAATTGCATACTTCTTGCATATTTCAAAGTCTGCTTCCTTTAATGGACCTTCTGCTTTATCTGCATTGGCTAGATATTGGTAAGACTTTTTTGTTACACTACAGAATTCTCTTAGCCTTGATTTTGCTGATACCATTTCAAGTGTAAATTCTAGAACCATTAAGTTCTGTCCTTTGTTTAACCTGAAACCTTCACGTATAATTTGATCTTTAATAAGTGTTTTACCTGTACCAGGTCTACCACCTATAACTACCATAGAGTGCCACTCTACACCATCTACACCTGCATCATTAACTTTATTCCATGGAGTTCTGTAAGTGTGAATAGTTCCCTCCATTCTACCCTTCATATATTGAAGAGCTTCGATAAAGCCTTCTCTCCTTGACTTATAAGGAAGTGCTTCTACGTTTGCCATAATAATTGATTTAAACAAATATAGCTATTAATTAGCATTAATCAAATCTTGTTGAAAACTTTGGTAGTTCATCAGCAGGGTCGCTGTTAAGAATAATCTCACAATAGTTAGCTAAATCTGAAGACCATGTTTTATCAATGTCTTGTTTACGTATAAAGTATTGAGAAGTTCTCATGTAATTATATCCATGTGTTTCGTATTCATCTACATATCTTTGGGTTGCTTCTAGGATGACATCCCATGAATAGTTGTGATTACTAAAGAACCACTTGAATGCATTCTTAAGATTTGAAATATTAGTTCTTGCGTACTTACCAGTTGGTAATTTAATTGCTGGAAATATTTCATTATACTCTTTGATAAACTCCTCGTACTTGTCACCCATAATTTCTTGAGCGCCATTGTTTGCAAGCTTTTTAAATAAAGCCTCTATTGCATTGATAACCTTATTACCTTTTGGTGTAATGATAAGTTTATCATCTTTAGTTACAATAACGTATTCATTATAAACTAAAGCCTGCATCTCAAGTGCAATGTTAATCTTCTTAGTCTGTAAATTATCTCGCATAGATGCAAGTAAATAATACTGATTAGGATTAATATTGTACTTACATATCAAATCAAATAATTCTTTTTGTGCTAACATATGATTCTAATATAATGTGAGTTAGGTAGACCGCTAGTGTTATTTAATCTTTCATATTCTCTAGCAGTCATAGTCCACCCAATTTCTTGAGCAGCATTTATAAATTTATCTAAAGGTAAACTATTTGGACTTACATTAAGTTCTTCACAGTATTCTTCTAATCTGTGGTCTTTTTCTAATACATAGATTGTTACTTTGGATGTTACCATTTTATATCATATTTATAATTGTCTTTTACTATTTGAGATGTCTTTGTAAACACACCGTTACTTTCCCATTCTCCTCCTGTATATGCAGCAGAAGCAGGATGCTTGCACTGAAGTAAATAATTATTCTCCGCGTCTACATACTGCATATATGTTTGAGCTGTTTTACCCATAAACACATATGTTAAACCTGTATTAGATTTTAGTACATCCATTAGGAATATAATGAATTGATTCCATAATGATGTATGTGCCCCAGCATATCCAATTTCTGTAGTTAATGCAGTGTTCAACATTAATATACCTTGATTAGCCCAGTCAGCTAAATCGTAGTAATGCATATGTTGTATACCTTCATTTTCTAAACCTTTGTATATAGCTTTTAAACTAGGCTGTATTTGTGAAGGATGTGCTGCATATTTACAACTAAAAGCTATACCATCAGCAACGCCTTCCTTTGGATAAGGATCCTGACCTACAATAACTACCTTTAAATTTTCATAAGGACATTGTTCAAATGCTCTAAATAAATGTTTAATAGTTGGTGTAAATCTTTTACCTGCTAATTGATTTTGTGCCAGTTGTCTAAGTATGTTTAAGAATTCTTCACTGAGTATAAATGCTTTAAGCTTATTACCCCAACCTGAATCTTTTAATTGTTCATACAGTTTTAATTGTACTTGTTTTAATTTATCATCCATAAATGTTATATATTTGTCAATAAATATTTATTATGTCAACAGAAAACCAACACGTTCATGTATTTCCATTAGACTCTATTGTGTCTATAGAAATATCAGGCGCATATTATTCTAGAGTAACAAAACTTCTAGGAGATATGCTTTTACAAAAGTCTCAAGAAGAGCTTGTAAAACTTATGTCTGATCTTAATCAAAGACCACCTGAAAATGATGAAGAATATAACATTCTTACATTGATTATTCTAGTTAACGAGATTGAGAAAGCTGTTAAAGAACAAGAAAAATTTGAACTTGTTAACCCTTCAGACTATGAAAAACCTGACGAAGATTCAAATTAAGATCGTCACCAATTTCTATAGCAGCTTCAATAGCAAGACTGAGCTCTTCAATACTACAATCTCCAAAAGACTTGCAGTGCCCTTCCCAACAGAGGCCAGCTCTTTCTTTTACAATGTTTTGCATTTCCTCAAAGGAATGCCCTGACTCACTTGCCATTTCTCTTATAGATACTTTGAGTTTTGATATTTGCGCATAGGTACCATTGTCTACATGCGCATCAAAAAACACGTCTACAGATTGCCCTTCTTCTAAGGACTCGACAAAAATTTTGAAGAGAGATGAATCACTTGCATCATTGTGTACAAGTTTTCCATCTCTCTTCGTAAGTTTAATATTTAATACTCCTTTTCTTTGTGTCATATAGCGTTCTCTAATTGTTCAGCTTTCTTAGTCACCTCCGTTTCTATTTGTAAAAATCTAGTTGACTTAAAGTATTCATAAGGAAACGTGCTATCTATTTCTTGCAATCTATATCCTTGAACACCTTGAAGCTGCATATGTGCTACTTCAATTACTGTATAGGTCTGACCCTCTACCACTCTTCTATAAAGTGGTAGGGAATCAGGCTGGAATGCATCATCAATGCATATTACTTTAAATGGTTTCATTATTTTTAATCCTTGGTCTTTTGCTTTTAACTTCTTTATCTATTATTAGTTTAGCAAACCTATTATTGCTACTACAATCTTCACATATCTGAGATCTTTTATCTCCTGAGTAATGTGAACCACATTCTACACATGCTTTTATATAGTAACCAGGTTTAAACTGACTTGGTAATAGATTAAACTTGATTGATTTATTATTATTTACAAGTCTTGATTTTATTGCAGTCTTCCATTGTGAAAACTTCAATTGATATGATTTACCTAAGCTATCTTGAATATATAACTTTGCTAAATACATACGCTCATTCATTTCTCCAGTAAACTTATCTCCAACAACATAATAGTTTCCTGAAGGACATAAGTGATCTATCTTAACTACATCTATTATATCTGATCCTAGACATAATACTCCTGACATGTCATCCCATAAGTCAGATGACTTGAAAGGATAGGTAATTACTGTACCTACTTGTTCTTCCATTAATAATCAATTACTTGTGTATTAAAACCTACACTATCTAGCATCATTGCTATCTCTTCTAGTTCATATGTATCACCTTCTTTAATAGTATACTTGCCTTTATTATCTATGATTAATGCACATTGTTCTGCTTGTTCAGATTCAAAACTGCAATATCTCATAAGGCATGCTACGGTTAGAATGTGTTCAAAGTTTTTATTTTTTATTATAACTAATCTAGCCATATGATTTTAGAAGGATTAAGATGCGATAGCGCATTCTTTACCCAATCCTCATCAACAGTATTTTTATAACATAAGATATGTACACCTGCCGTATCATCAGGATTTAGACGTAACAATCGTCCTAGTTTTTGTGCTGCCTTTCTATTATTAGAATATGCATGCATAATGATTCCTGATTTAAGATTTGGAATATTGACACCTTCGCTTAACTGCTCGACTGCAGATAGTAATTCTATTTCACCTCGTTTAAATAACTCTAGGTTTTCCTTAGATTTAGGATTATTACTATGGTAACTATGAGGTGACAATCTATCTGCTTGTGCTTGCGTATTTGCAAATAAAAGAGTTTTTGTTTTACGACGAGACAGAAGTTCTAAAACTTTTATCTCCTTACTCTCGTATCCCATCATTGCTTTCATCCGCATTACGCGAAGTATCTGTAAACTCTGAGCCTTATCAGTAGCATCAATTCTTTTTGTCCAGTAATCATAGTTCTTTCTTTCAGAAGTCATCCATGACTTACCTCCAACAGTTACTTCCAAGTTGTTTACTTCAGATAAGTTAATCATATGAACATAGATTCTATAATCATTAAGTATCTTATCTTCAACGGCAGAATCTGTTTTATATTCGTATACTTTAGGGCAATACTTGTTACACATTTCACCCTTCTCTCCTTTGTTATATTTAGGATATGTACCTGTTAAACCTAAGATAGATATGTTTTGTTTTTCAGCCATAGATAAATAAAAATCATGACTGTTCTTTAGACTGTGACATTCATCTAGATAAATTACATCATAGTCGTATGTCTCTTTACTTAATGATAAATATGTAGTAAATGTAATTCTTCCTAGAAGTTGTTCATATCCATGTTTAACTGCATCCATTTTCCAACTATCAAAGATAGATACTTTAGGTGCGACAACTAAAAACTTTGGGTCGTATAATTCTTTTGCTACTTCAGCCATATGCATAAGACCTAATAAAGTTTTACCTACACCCATAGATATTTCTACACCAGCTTTATTTAATGGAAGTATTTTTTGTAAAGCCTCTTCTTGTACTTGGCTTTTTGTTTTAACTAAACTCTCCATACTTTTTTATTAATCTATTTTGAATAATATTATATATACCAATGTAATGCATATCATTTATGTCAAACATATTGTTTACATTTTTAACAGCATGCAATATAGTACAATGATCTTGATTTAAAAACCTTCCTATTGTTGAATAGTTATATCCTAGTTTGTGTGCTATATGTGAAAAAATATGACGTAGTTCTACAATGACTGCAGCTCTACTATTGACATGTATACCTTCAGAAATATCTACTTTTCTATAATTAGTTTCAATTATTTTAAATGGATGTACTTCAAATAGATAATCGTTTATCTCAGCCAATAATGTATTTAGAGATATATCGGTGATTTTATAATCACCTTTAATATTATAACTAACAAATACATTTAGACCAAATTTTTCTCTAAACTCTTTTTTAAATTGATCTACCATTATATCAGCTTCACTTATTCTATCTTTAGTTAGCGTTGAAAAGGTGTTGTTGATTGACTCTTCCATTTATTAAACATTTCTTTTAAAACTATTACGTCTGCTATATCACGTATTGGATATTCTTCCGATTCTAGATATACAGACCACTGATAATTTATTACTTTATCACTAGCGCAAGATATTAAAGATAAGTTTTCTGATAACTCGTACACATAATAATGATAATCTGATTTATCTCCGCTTTCTTCTTTAGATATATTTATTTTATAAAATTTCTGAGTAATTAATTCATTTTCCGTCATATGATTTTTGATATAAGTATTCGTAATAATCTTTTTGATTTGCTGTAAGATCTTTACGCTCTGCAAAGTCTTGAGGATCATCATAACTATGTTTTATAACTTCAAGTTTATTTATCTTAACAATTGTATGATGTGTAGATTTTTTAACTCTTGATGATCTAATAACTAATAGCATTACTAGTAAACTAAACATGCTAAAGTATATAATATATAACAGTTTATCTTTATATAATTTCATGCATTATTTCTTTTAATTTGTTTGAATAGTTTGGATCTTCTGCATAATAAGTATCTAAATATTCTAAATAATCTTTTTGATTTCTTATATGACAGGCGTATGTACTTTGAAAATACGCATAGTCTACTACACAATCTTCCCAACAATTAAAATAAGCGTGACCATTTAGTTCTCCTTTGTGAGTAGATAATCTTTTACGAGCACACTTCATTCCAAACATATTATTGTTAGAGGTAAATATGTGTGATGTAAAGTTTCCAGATTCTAAATATGCTTGAGCCAATACGACATCAGGAAATCTAATATCTAATTGCGATATTAATTCTTTAAGATTGTCAATTGTAAATGGTTTGTATCTTGATATTATATCGGGTTCTTTAGTAACATAGGAAACTTTTACAATAGTTTCTGTTTCTTTATTACATGAGCCAACAATATACATTATAATTCCTGAAGCAATTGCGGCTAAACTTAACCGCAAGTATTGTCTTTGATTAATTTTTGTTTTAATCATACTTTTAAATACTTAAATGTTAGATAAAAAATTAGACAGACTATACACCTTTAATCTGTCTAGGAGTGCGGATGGAGGTGAACGCAGTTACTCTTCATTTGGGGCATTATACATCTCATAGATGATCCATGACCAAACTATAATAAATATAATAAGAAGTATAAGTAACATTAATTTCATGACTTACGGGCTTTATTAATTTTCTTTTGCATTCTTTTGGTCTGTTTATTTACTTCTTTTTGTCTTTGATTAACTGTGCCTGGATTTATTCTTACATTATAAGACGGACCTGATTTACAGGAATATAATAAACATAATATGATTAATACTCTTAACATATGCAAAGTTAAAATATAGATCTAATAGTATTCCAAGGTATTATCTTATCATGTAACTCAACAAACTGCTTTATATATTCTGCTTTAAGATCATGCTTATACCTAATATTTTTACCGCCATATTGTGAAATTTTACTTTCTTGTATTTCTGGTTTCCATAAAAGATCTTCTCCTGGTAGTTGATGAGCTAGATTGTATTCATGTTTAGCTTCATTATGGGTAAGAAAGATTACTTCAGCTTTGACAGCATCAGTATCCCAAGAATAAGAATGTGCAAAATATCCTACTTGATAAAATAATCTTTTATACTTATCTAACCAATCATCATGAACTATTACTGGACTGAAGTTAAGATGCACTTCATATCCAGCTTCTATAAAGCGTCCTACCCACTTTAATCTATCATGTATAGTACTGGTATGAGGCTCAAGTATCAATCTCCAATCTGGCGGCATTAGGCTAAACCTTATTCTAATCTTGCCTTGTGGATTAAACTTTAGTAAATCAGTATTTACATACTTAGTTGCAAAAGAACCCATAGCAAGTGGATGATCTCTAAAAAATTTAAAGATCTTTTCCCATTCATGATGCTTGGCATGTAGAGCAAAGTCTTCATTGCATGAGATATCATAAGTAATAAATTCTGGAT